GTAGATTTAAATAGAATAACATATAATTTTAGTTTTAAATATTTATATGATATAACAATAAACACTTCTACATTAGAAGGTAATGGTTTTACTAAATCAATAAAAATAAGAAATTTTATTAAAATAGTATTTGTAGTTAAAAGACTTAAAATAACTGTTGATAATTATAAAAAAATATTAGATGTAATTGATTTTAATGATATAAATTTTGATGATATTGATTCTTCAGCAATACAAGAATTGCTTCCTCTTAATGAAGATGAAGACATAAGGCGTTTAATTGATATAGAAAATCAATTAAATCAATTTGCTATGGAAGTTCCTAGAATAAACCCTTTAATACAAGAACTTGTAAGTAGAGAGCCTGTTGAATTATTAACATTATATCCTAATCCACTGCGTATGAATATACGTAATTTAATACCTAAAAGAACAACAGCAGCAAATATACCAGTAAATCTAAAAGCACCAACAATAGGAAAGATAGAAAAAATTAAATATTATATATGTTATTATGGAACAAATAAAAATAATCCATATAGTCCAATTATATCATTTGATGAAAATGAGTTATTTGAAGATATTGATATAAATTCAAGAGATATTAATAAAGAACAAGAAACAGATATTGTAAAGATAATAAATAATGAAAATTATCAAAATATAGTTATTAATTTAATAGGAACAACATGTATTTTTTCTGAGAAAACTATTAACAAAATACTTAAAGAAAAAATAAATAAAAGTAATATCTATTTTTTAATTGATAATTATGTTAATAATGATGATATGTATATTAATACAAATACAAATCCTATATTATTCTCTAATGATTTAAATATTGGTTATTTTAACAAATTACAATTAATAAAACAACCTGAAAGTAATAATATAATTAATGTCGAAAATAATTTATATAAGATAGATATAGATGATTTATTTACTGATATAATAATACATAATCATAGTTATAAATATACAATTGTAGATATTATAAAGAATTTTATTAAAAGTTCTGATAAAAAATATTATTTAAATAACAATATAATTTATTTATTATTACAAATATTACATGATAATGTAAAAGAAAAAGAAGCAATTACAACAGCAATTAATAATTTTATAATAAACACTGGTAATACTTATATAGATTTCAAACATTTAATAAAACCAATTACTAAAATATTATTATTAGATTAATAAAGTATTAAGAGAAAATCAATATTATTTTTATAATAATTATTAATAAATGATGTTTAATAATTATTTAAATGAAATTAATAATGCAGATAGAATAATCATTATTGGAGATGTTCATGGAGATATAAGGAGATTTAAATCTGTATTAATTGACAGTAAAATAATAAATGATAATCTTGAATGGATTGCAGAACAATCAAATACAATCATAGTTCAATTAGGGGATCAGATAGATAGTTTAAATAGAAATACGAATGAAAATTGGGAGGTATTAAATGATTATGAAATGATATATTTTACTGAACATCTCAATAATATTGCCAGAGTTAAAGGTGGTTTTTGTATTTCTCTGATTGGTAATCATGAATTAATGAATGTAATTGGTGATTTTTCATATGTATCTGCATCAAGTATGAATAATAATAATAAAATTGAAAGAAGAGATTTATTTAAACCAAAAGGTTCAATAGGATTAATATTGGGAAAAAGACCATTAATAATAAAAATAAAGGATTTATTGTTTTGTCATGCAAAATTAGAATTGGAACATTTAGAAATATTAAAGAAATATAATAAAGATATATTTTATATTAATACTATTTGGAATAATTATCTTGAAAATAATAAGATTAATATTGAAGATAAAGAAATATTAGATAAGGTAATCATTGGTTCTAATGGAATTTTATGGAATCGAAATGAAAATAAAAGAGATGAAACAGAACAATTATTTAAAGAACTTAATATTTCATATATGTTTCTTGGACACACTGCACTTGATAGAATTACATTAATTGATAATCAAATTTGGTATTGCGATACAGGTCTTTCAAGGGCTTTTGGAACAACTAAATATCAATATATTGATATAAATAAAAATAATATTAATGTTAAAACAATTTCTATTTCTCCTTAAGAAGATAATTAACATTTACATCTACAAAAGGAAGTGGTTCAGATGAACATCTTGGTTGTGGGTCAAATCCAATTTGATTATCAGTTAATTTCATTTTACTATAATCAATCTCCTTAAATTGATTTACATAACTACCATCTTTAAGTTCATCAGATATATACATAATTTCATTTTCATAACCTTTTATATTATCTTTATTGAGATTATCATCGATATTAACATCAAAATTAACATCAAGATTAACATCAAGTTCTTTATTAGAATTTTTATTAAAATTATTGGTTGGATAATTATAATCAAGATGATTATTGGAATAGTTATTATTGGAATAGTTATTATTGGAATAATAATGATTTCTGTTTGTTGTATAATAATAAAGAAATAGATAGAGAGTTATACAAAATAGAAGAACTAAAATAAATATAAGAATTCTACTCATCATCTATAAAATAACTAATATTTATTTCTTCTTTGATTGAATTCTTATTTGAATTCTTATTTCTGGGTGATGATGAAGAACTACAATCAGACCCTGATGAACTTGGTATAATTTCTTCAATAAATAAATTTTCAGAATAATTTTTAATCAAATATTTATTAGTTTTATAATACTTAAGGCGCTTATATCCCTTAAACTTAAAAACTGAAAGTTCATCATAAATATCAATACAAAGAGGTGTATATTTTCTATCTTCTTTTTTTTCTCTCAAAATTCTCCCAATTGATTGTTGAATATCACTAATAGGACTTGCCAGAATTACTGTATTTAATGTTGGAATATTCAGACCTTCACTACTCATCTGATAAGTTGCCAGAATTATCTGTTTAGTTGCAGAGATATCTAAATCAGACATCTTCATTCCACCAACATAATAACCATAAGAGGCAATTTCTTTTTCTTTAATTAATTCCTCCAAATCTTTCAATTGATTTTTTCTTTCAGATAAAATTAAGATTTTTCTTTCAGGTTCATTTTTAAGAATATCTTGAAGAATCTCAATAATAAGAAGAGTTCTTGGTTTATAATTACAGATATTATTAATACAAGCTACTGTATTTGGAGTTCCATTATAGAAGGTTTTAATGGCACTATATTCAATCGCTGGTGAGAAATATTTATGAACTTGAACAATCATTTCACTTCCATTTTTATCACTCTTATGAGTATAAACTGATTTTCCTAAATACCATTCAAAAACCTTTCTTAATCCATCCTTTCTATTTAAAGTTGCAGATAATCCCAAAGTAATCTTAATATTCATCTTTCTAAAAGCCCTTGAAAATACCTCAGAAGCTATATGATGACATTCATCAATAATAACTAAACCGAAATCTTTAAAAATAGATGAATCATATTCTCTCATCGCTAATGATTGAAGAGTGGCAATTACAATATCTTTTCCTTCAATATCAATAATCTTACCTTGAATTTTACCAATAGTTGCTTTGGGGACAAAATCTTTAATACTTGTTATAAATTGTGAATTTAAGAAATCTTTATGAGAAATAAATAAAGTTTTCTTTTTAAAATAACAGGAAATATAAATACTCATGATTGTTTTTCCAAAACCACAAGGAACACTTATTAACCCTCCTAATTTTGAAGGATTCTTTGCAGCCTCAATAAAACTCTCAATTGGTTTTTTCTGAATATCTCTAATACTACCATTAAAAATAAGATTGGGACAATCAAGACCATCATTGAGATTATTATGAGTAGGTAGTCCGAATTTATTCAAACCATAACATTTAGGCATATAAATCTTATTATCACTCTCAAGATAAATTGGATATTCCTTATTATTATTAAAAGTAGAATTGGGATTACAAACAGGAGAAACAGTTAATTCCTTCCTAATTTCTTTAATAATTTTACTGGTTTTCTCATTCTTACTTATTGCATATCCACGAGAAGATAGAAAGGTTTCCATTTTAAATATAAGTATAAAGATTTAAGGATAGTATCAATAATCTATATCAAATTAATTTTATATATATTTAAATTAAGGATGATTTTAAATATAATTAGATTTTTATTATTAGTATTATTGATAGTAAGTATTGTTATTGACATGGAAATTCCACCAGTTTTATCTATTCAAGTCAATCAATTATTAATTGCAATTTTTATCATATTTATAATAGTTGCTGTAGATGAAATCATTGGATTCTTATTAGGCTTAATATTCCTCATTATCTATTTCAAACATTATCAGAAAATCATTAATAGTTCTAATGGAAGTTCTTCAGCTAATTTGAGAAATGAATTAAATGAACCTCTTATCAAAGCATATAATCCCTTCAATTTGACAAATATTGATAAATTTAGTGATGACATCAAACCACCACAAAATAAAAAAACTGAAACAATCTCTAATGAACCCTCCTTAAATCAAATCAATAATTGTATAGTTGCTCCTTATATCTCAATGGAACTCTTAGATAAAGCCCAGAATAACATCTATGATAATAAGAATTATTATACTGAAATCAGAAATGGCGAAAATGTTTATGGTGTTCAAGGACTTAACTCCGATAAACTTCATTTCAATGCTTATGAAAAAACTGCCGTCATTAATAGTTATCCATTAAATCCTTAAATCAAATTAAATATGAATGCCATATAGATGGCAATAGAAAGAATGAGAGTTCTAATATAAATATCATAATTCTCAATGATAGATGAAAATGAATAAGGAAGTTTTTCAAATAATGATGGAAGTATTAATGGAGAAAATATTATAAATACTATTATTCCTATTATTCCTGCTTTCTTTAAATACTCCTGATTATAATAAGTATTTAAGGAGAATCCATTCTTATTTTTCTTTGAAGGTATCTTACATTTATTATCAATACAATTATTTTTATAATTATTATCATAATCATCATAATCATCATAATTAGGACTTCCATTGCCATTGCCATTGCCATTACCATTACCATTGGAACTACCATTCCCATTACCATTAGAATTAGAACGACCATCATAATTGATATTATAATTTTCTTTGACATTAGAAGATTGTGGTTTTTTTGTATTTATTTCGAATTCTTGTTGAAACTCGCTTAATATATCTTTAACAATTGGATCATCACTATCATCATTAGGTATCTCATTATTTTTATTAGAAGTTTTTAAGGGAATACTATCCAGATTTGTCGTCATATTCATTTTAAGATTAATTATATGTATTTAATATCAATAAATAAAAATAAATAACATTAATTACGCAGTAAATATCTTTGAAAAAAAATTTGGTTCTGATAGTTTATTATCAGCTACACCTGAACCACTATAATTTTCAACTGGATTCTCATTACATTTAACATTTACCTTTGAATATTTATAACATCCATCTTCAAATTTAAAGACTTTACCATCAATTTCATCTTTTGAAGGAGCTATATATAACACACAATTTTCTTTACAAACTCTTTTAAATATAAGAGCTAATGATAATCCAAAAAGGGCACTAATAAATGCTTGTCCTGTTTCATTATAAAATAATCTATCTATAATATCTTTGATTTTCATTATAATTATAGTTCTATATCTATTATATTTATAAAAATAAATTTAATTTAATTTAATTTAATTTAATTTAATTTATTGGTTGTTCTATGGCATTACTAATACAATCAATTTTATCTGCATTATACTTATAACATACATCATTTTCACTTCTATAAACTATTTTATCAGAATTATAAGGATTTGGATATTTAATTATTATTTTTTGTTTTGGTGCAGATAAATATACAAATAATATGCCTATTGTAAATGCAATTATAAAAGCAAGAAAATTAAATCTAAATATTTGTTCCTTCATTATATCTTAATCTATAAATAAGTAATAGAATAATATAAAAATGAGTGAAGTTTTAGAAGCTTTTGGTAAAATATTTACAACTATATTTGAAATCATAAAAACTTTATGGGGATTAATTGAAAATATTTTTAAAAATATTAAACCTTTCATTGATATTTTTGAATTAATATTAAGAGGTATCAGTTATCTTATAACAGTTTTTTTAACTAGTTTTACTGTAATATTTACAGTTATTACTGATGGTTTATCATATCTCTTCAATAATGTTAATAATTTTCTTGTGAAAAGTTTTCAATTAATTTCTGCACCCTTTGAAATCATTAATCTCTTCATTAAATATATATTTATTTCTCTTAATTACATTTTATTTATTCTTAGTTATCTTATTGGTGTTATTGACCAAGATACTAATGAAAATAATTATCTATTTTAATCTTCTTCTTCAGGTTCTTCTTCAGGTTCTTCTTCAGGTTCTTCTTCTGGTTCTTCTTCTTCAGGTTCTTCTTCAGGTTCTTCTTCTGGTTCTTCTTCTGGTTCTTCTTCTTCAGGTTCTTCTTCAGGTTCTTCTTCAGGTTCTTCTTCAGGTTCTTCTTCAGGTTCTTCTTCAGGTTCTTCTTCTTCAGGTTTTTTTTCTTCTGGTTCTTCTTCTTCAGGTTTTATTGGAACTTCATAAATTATATTTGATTTAAGTTTAGACCTCTTTATATCTCTTGTATATATATCATCTATTGTTTGAATATTATCAGGTAATTTATAAGCTACCAATTGTTGTAAGTCTTTTATTTTTTTGCTTTCAATCCATTTTTGATATAAGATTCTTCTATTTGCAACATATTCATCATATAGAATTCTATTTCGTTCTCTTTTGTATTCATAAGTATTCCTATAAAATTCTTTTCTTTTATTTTCAGATTCTTCTTTTTTAATACTTAAGGATTTTTGTTTTTCACTAACTGCAATTATTTGTTTTTTAACATTAGGATTAGTATTATTAATTGCTGATGTTAATAATAATCCAAAATCATTATAATTCATTTTTATTATTATTTCTATATTTATTTTTTATTATTATTTGAATTATACATATTTGGTTGTGTATCCTCAAACATACTCTTATAATATTCACCCAAATTCTCATCATCTGACAATTGTTCCTCATAAAAACTCCTTGGTATATATTTAACAATAACTTTTGGCTTTGCCAATTTCTTATATTTATTACTATAATAACCTTTTACAATTAATATCATTCCTAAAAATAATAAAAAAACTGCAATTGCCTTCATATTCTATTATTATCCTTATTTATTTTTTCTTCTTTAGTTTTAAGTAGATAATAATTAAATTATTGGTTTTACTTCCTTTTTTGGTTTCATTTGCTTCTTTGGTTTTGCTTCCTTTTTTGGTTTCATTTGCTTCTTTGGTTTTGCTTCCTTTTTTGGTTTCATTTGCTTCTTTGGTTTTGCTTCCTTTTTTGGTTTCACTTCCTTCTTTGGTTTTACTTCCTTCTTTTTGCCACCAATTACAACAGAATAATTTCTACTTCTTGGTGATAATTGTTGAGAAAGAATATCACCAATTTCGTCAATTTCATCAATTACATCATATTCAGTTTGTTCCAATTCAGTGATAAAATAACTAAAAAGATTATTTAATAATAATCCATGACGTGGACGATTTAAAATTAAGCTATTTCTAAATTTAATAATTTTATCATTATTATTTCTGATGTAAACATTTAATTCATAATGATTTTTATATTCTACAATATCCACTAATTTTAATTTATAAATATTATTAATAAAAGTTCTTAAATACGCTAATAAAAGCTGTGTATCTGTTTTATTATTTTTAAAAATGTATAATATTAATTTTCTGAGATTATCTAATTTAAAAAAATTGAATTTTCTCAATTGTTTAAATAATATAGTTAAATTTCTGATATTGACCAACTCTTTTAATTCAGAACCTACAGTAGATTCTTTTAAAGAATCATTAAATTTTATCATTTTATTTAATATTAATGTAGAATCATGTGGTTTAAATCCATAATTTGAAAGTTCTTTTAATATAACACTATAATCAGTATCATCCATAATTTTTGTTTTTTTTCTTTCATAAATGAAAAAAACTTTTACTTTTGGTTTTGCTTTTACTTGCTTCATTTTTACTACCTTTAGAAAATAAACTTCGTAATGAAGCTGACATAATATTTCTAATTATAAGAAATATTATTAAAAAATAAGCGATATTTATTTTTCATTCCTTCTAATCATTCCTTCTAATCATTCCTTCTAATCATCTTTAACTTCATCTTTGACTTCATCTTTGACTTCATCTTTAACTTCATCTTTGACTTCATCTTTGACTTCATCTTTGACTTCATCTTTAACTTCATCTTTGACTTCATCTTTGACTTCATCTTTAACTTCATCTTTGACTTCATCTTTAACTTCATCTTTAACTTCATCTTTAACTTCATCTTTAACTTCATCTTTAACTTCATCTTTGACTTCATCTTTACCTTCATCTTTGACTTCATCTTTGACTTCATCTTTACCTAATTCAGCTCGTTTTCGTGTTAGCCATGGATCTTCTTCAGATAATTCATCAGCTATTCCTTTTTGACCTTTAGTTACACCATCATTTTTACGCTTATCAAAGACTTCATCGCGTTCATCCATATTTTTCTTGTATTGTTTCATTAAAGTATTAAGTTGAGTTTCAGAATATTCTTGGTCTTGTAAATCATTTGGATTTGGAGACCACGGGCACCAACAACCAACTTGACCAATGAAAATATCAAATTTACTATCCATTCGCTTGAGGAATTCGCATCTATTCTTAGCTTCTTCAACTGTATCAAAAACACCTCTAACTTTAATACCACGAACTGAAGTAATGAAGTTGTTATCTCTGTGGAAATCTGATTCAATTTCACTTGAATGAACTGATTTAAAGAATTTGAATTGTTCATCCATTTCTTTGTTATCAAAGATATAATTATGATTACTCTTGATAGTTTCAACTAATTCTTTAGAATCAGGATATTTGAGAGATAGATTTTCAAGAAGAGTTTGCATATCTTTAGAGAAATTCAATAAAAATCGTGAAAAGTAATAAGTTTCCTTATTAATAAGAACATCTTCGGGACTTAAAAAAGATAAACAGCAATAATTCTGATTTCTGATTGGCTTATCTTCATCTAAATAATCAACTTCTTTTGTTGATACTAAAGTTTCTTCTGTAGTCATTTTAATACTAATTATATATAATAATAAAAATCTTATATATTTTTATTTTCTTCTTATTTAATATAAAGAAGTATTGGAAAAATGGGAGGTGATGCTAATTATACTTTTGATATATGGGAAGCCCTTATTCGCTTATTGAAATATGCAATTGAAGCAATTTTCGTTGCCCTTGCTGCTTATGCTCTTCCTCAACAAAAACTCAAAGTGAGTGAAATATGGATGATTGCTTTAACTGCTGCAGCAGTATTCTCAATCTTCGATTTATTATCTCCATCAATCTCTGCAGGTGCTCGTCAAGGTGTTGGTCTTGGAGCGGGTTTCCGATTAGTAGGTTTCCCTGCTTAGAGTGATGGTATAATTTTATAATCTAACTCTTCACATATTTTTTTCCATATTTGGTCTTGAGCATATAATTTTTCTCTGCTTTTAAGTAATGGAAAGAATTTAAGATACTCATTTAGACCTAATATTTGAAAGAATTTATATAGAACATAACTATAAGAAAGGAAGTTCTTTCTATCTTTAGGACAATGTTTCAAAAAGGGTGCTTGAATATCCCTAAACATACTACATAATTTATCTTCGAGTTCTGCAGAAAATTGAGGAGTAGGAATACCATTAATTCTATTTATAATATAATTGATGTGTTCATAATATTTATTAATTCGAAGTCTCTTCAAAATCTCTCTCATTTTATTATAAGTAATATTCCTTGTATCATTTATTTTCTCTTTTTTAATCTCATTTAAAATCTTCTCAAATACTTCATTTGGAATATCAGTGCTTTCTTTTCCTTGAACTTGATTACACCACTCCCTAAAATGATTAATTCTCTTATAACTAAAATGAGAAGTATCTTTAGTATTCTGTTTCAATATTGGTCTATTTTGTTCTACTAATAATGGTTCTTGATAACCACAACAATTACATATCATAATTGCATCCTGTTGAAGACATGTAAGATTGTTATAACATTTTCTGCAAATTTCCCTTGAATCATATTCAATCTTTTTAATATGATTATTATTAGTAATTGCTAAATACTCATCAACCAATGAACTCTTTTCAACTATTCTTTCTATCTTATCATTATTATCATTATAATCATCATTATTATCTTCATCATTCTCATTATTAGTATTATTATTATTATTGGTGTTATTATTAGTATTAGTATTAGTATTAGTATTAGTATTAGTATTAGTATTAGTATTAGTATTAGTATTAGTATTAGTATTAAGAGATTTAGATGAAGTTTTATTAACATTCAGATTAAAAGAATCAATAATTGATTTATTTTTGTATTTAATATTATTGA